TAGCAGTAATAGATTAGAAAGAGCACAAAATAATATATATAAAAACGGTTCACCAATTAAATCTTTTATGTATTATGATCCTGGATATTCTTCAAGTAATACTAGAGAAGTTACTCTTGGAATTGGTTTTTTAGAAACACTTGCAGTAAATGATTATATAGAAATGTATGCTTATGTAGCAACAAACGATAGTGGAGATCTTGTTGCTGAATCAGATTATTTAGGAACAACTTTAGGAGTTATGAAAATTATAACATAGGAAAATTATGGCAATAACTAGACTAGGAGCAAATCAATCAGTAAATTTAGCAAGCAATGTTACAGGAACATTGCCTACAGGTAATGGTGGAACTGGATCAACAGCAGCTACTTTACCAGCAAGTTTAATTAACAACACATCTATCGGTAGCATAACGGCTTTACCATCTGGTGTAGGGGGTAAAATTCTTCAAATTGTAACTGCAAACCATTCTGGTCAAGCGTCAACAACATCTTCAAGTTTTGTAGATTTATCTACAAATACAAATATTAGTATTACACCTTCAGCAACATCAAGTAAAATATATGTAATATGTCAATGGAATGAGTTGTATTATAATGGAACTACTTCGCATTATCTTCAAGTTACAAGAGCAGGTTCAAGAGTTATGGGAGGACATAATACTTATTTACCAGCTTTAGGAGATGAAAAACTATTGAGTGCAAATCAGATATTCATGGACTCTCCGTCAACCACAAGCTCAATTGAGTATAAGATGCAATTTAGATCACAAAACAGTACCACAGTTGTTGTAAATCAAAATAGTGCAACAACAGGATCATCTATAACTTTAATGGAGATAGGAGCATAATGATTATAAAAGCAATTTTGAAAATAGATCCTAATGCAGAAGTTACTGTTAGAGGAGATGATATTAACACTTGTGAAATAGAATGGCACAATGGAACAACACCAATACCTAAAGCTGACATAGAAGCTAAGATGGCAGAGTTACCTACTATTGAAGAAGAAGAAGCTGCACAAAAAGAAACAGATGTAGCATCTGGTAAACAAAAACTCAAAGATCTAGGATTAAACGACGCTGAGATAAAAGCACTGACAGGAGCATAGACCATGCTCGGACTAACTTCCTTATCCGGTGCTCCAATATCGACATCGTTCTTTAATCCAAACGTTACTGTCAATGTAACAGCTAATGCACTAACTCTTTCAATCGGTAGTTCATCTGCACTAGCAGGAGCTTTTGTAACACCATCTGGTAGTCCTTTAACTTTAGGTTTTGGATCACTAACTATTAGTGGAGCAGCAAATGTTACACCTACAGCTACACCGTTTACTTTAGGTTTAGGTACAATCACAGTATCAGCGGCAGCTAATGTAAGTGTTTCAGGAAATCAATTGACCATTGGCACAGGAAGTGTTAGTATTACAGCGGCGGCAAACGTATCACCGACTGGTGTGCCGATGACGTTAACAGTAAAAGACGCGGGTATTATTACTTGGAACGACATTGACCCAGGAGTCAGTCAAGTTTGGACACCAATAGACCCGTATTAGGAGAATTATGGCATCAAGTTTTTCAACAAATTCAAAATTAGAACTTATCACTACAGGTGAAAAAGCTGGTCTTTGGGGCACTATTACTAATACAAATTTACAAATATTAGAACAATTATCATCAGGTTATTTATCTACGTCTCAATTAGGATCTGGAGATTTAGCTTTAGCACTTGACAATGGTGCAACATCAAATGGTAAAAATTTATACATCAAACTAACAGGTACACTAGGTGCAAATAGAAATGTAACTATACCAGATGGGTCTGAAAGAATTATTGTGTTTGAAGATGCAACAACAAGAGGTACATCTGCACTATACACAATTACAGTTAAAACTGTATCAGGGTCCGGAGTTGTACTGCCTATTGGATCTACTTCATTAGTTTATTCAGATGGTACAAATGTTAGTCTTGGTATTCGTAACAAAGGTTATGTAACTTTAAACTCTTCAACAATTACTGCATACACAGCAGTAGATGGTGATCAGATATTTGCAAACACAACAGCTAACCCAATTACTGTAACTTTACCTGCATCACCAGCAGTAGGATCAGAGGTTACGTTTATTGATGCAAGAGGAACTTTTAACTCTAACAATTTGATTGTTAATAGAAACAGTCAACCAATAAATACAGGTACATCAAACTTAACATTAGATACTAACGGTCAAGCTTTTGCATTAGTGTATGTTGATGCAACAAGAGGCTGGGCATATAAAACAAACACGGCGTAAGGAGCACGGACCATGGCCCTTATTGAATATAGCTTTCTTCCGGGAATTGATAAACAAGATACAACTGCAGGCGCAGAAAACAGATGGATAGACTCTGACAATGTTAGATTCAGATATGGTCTACCAGAAAAAGTAGGTGGTTGGTCTTCTTTAATATCTAATACCATATGTGGAGTTGCTAGAAAACAACACGCGTTTGTAGATTTAAATGGAAATAGGTACGTGGCCCTTGGAACAGATAAGTTTTTACTTTTATATTTTGAAGGACAGTTATTTGATATAACACCCTTAAAAGCAACATTATCGTCTTCTACAATTGCAACAACTAATAACGATCCTGTTTGTACAATAACAACTTCTACTTCTCATGGTTTAGAACCGGGAGATATAGTTTTATTAGATAGCGTAACTTTACCTGGTGGTACAGGTTTTAGTGCATCTGATTTTGAAGATAAACTATTTCAAGTAACAACAGTTCCAACACCTACAACTTTTACAATTACACAAAGCAGTAATGCTGGTGGAACAGTTGCAACAGGTGGTAGTATTGCAGTCAAACCTTATGAAAAAATTGGTCCTTCTGCACAAAACTATGGTTATGGTTGGGGTATATCTCAATGGGATGGTTCTGTATCGGGTGCTGCTACATCAACTTTAAATGGATCGTTGAGTGCAAACTCAGCAGGTACAGGTGGTGTTGGTACAAACGTTACATTAGCTGCAACTACAAACTTTACTGCTGCTGGTAGAATTTTAGTAGAGAGTGAATTAATATCTTATGCATCTATATCATCACCGAATCTACAGAGCATTGTAAGAAATGTTAACGGAACAGATAATGCATCTCATAACACAGGAACAGCTGTTACAGATGCAACAAACTTTTCTGATTGGGGTGAAGGTGTATTAGCATCAGAAGTAACTCTTGAACCAGGACTATGGAGTCTTGATAACTTTGGTCAAGTATTAATTGCAACTATTGCAAATGGTAAAACATTTACATGGAATGCGGGAGCTGCATCACCAACAACGGTAAGAGCAGCCACTGGTACTTCTGGTTTTTCTACAGCATCTAATCCAACAGCATCAAGAATAACTCTTGTATCGCCAACAACAAGACACTTATGTCATTTGGGAACTGAAACAACTATTGGAGATACTACAACACAAGACGATATGTTTATAAGATTTTCTAATCAAGAAGATATAAATGATTACACAGCAACTGCAATTAACAGTGCCGGTGATTTTAGATTACAAGATGGTACAAAAATTGTAGGTGCAATTAAAGCAAAAGAAACAATTTTAGTATTTACAGATAATGCATTGTATACAATGAAATTTATTGGTGCACCTTTTACTTTTGGATTTGAACAAGTTGGTACAAACTGTGGTTTGATAGGTAAAAATGCAGTTGTTGAAATAGATGGTGCAGCTTTCTGGTTATCACCAAATGGTTTCTTTATGTTTGATGGTACAGTTAAATCACTACCTTGTAGTGTAGAAGATTTTGTATTTGATAATTTTGATACTACAAAAGGTCAACAAGTTGCAGCAGGTATTAATAACTTGTTTACAGAAGTTGTATGGTATTATCCATCACAAGGATCTAGTTTTAATGACAAGTATGTTGTATTTAATTATGGTGAACCTATGAAAGGTGGTGTGTGGTACACAGGAACAGAAGCAAGAACATCTTGGATTGATGCAATTGTATATCCAAAACCATATGGTACAAAATATGACAGCACAGCTAATGGTAGTTTTCCAACAGTTGTAGGTCAAAGTGGTTTAGGTCAAACAAAATTCTTTGAACATGAGGTAGGCACAGATCAGGTTAATGAAGATGGATCTACTACAATAATATCATCATTTGTAAAATCATACGATATAGACTTGGAGCAAAAACAAAGAGACGCAAGAGGTAGAGCTAGTGGTCCTAAAGTTGCAGGAGAAGTATTTTTAGCTATGCGAAGATTTGTACCAGATTTTAAAACATTAATTGGTAATGCAAAAGTAAGTTTAGGAATAAAAAGATATCCTCAACAATCAGATACTACAACAACATTGAGTCCTTTTACAGTAGACTCAACTACAATTAAAAAAGATACAAGAGCTAGAGGTCGATTTATAAACGTTAAAATAGAAAACGATGATAGTGGTGAATCCTGGAGATTTGGTACACTTCGTTTGGATGTACAACCAGATGGACGTAGATAATGGCTAAGATAAATGTTAGAATACCAGAACCAAAAACAGAATACGATGTATCTAACCAAAAACAAATTAACAGAGCTTTGACTATTATGAAGGATCAATTAAATTCTACATTTTTAGATGAGCTAAAACAGGAGCAAGAGAGATTCTCTTGGTTTATAAGTGGCTAACATATATAAAAATGAATTAGTAGATTTAACTACTACAGATAATACTACGGTGTATACAACACCATCTGATTCTAGAGCTATAATTAAAAGTATAATAGTATCAGAGGACGCTGGATCAGGATCTACAATAACTTTCACTATAACAAATGCTGCTTCTGCAGTATTTAACTTGTTTAAAGACAAGGCA